AAGGTTCTTGCATTAAACCTAGAAGAGGCCATGATGCGAGTTAATTCTTTTATATTTGAAGATAATGGCGAAGGTGATTGCCGATGACTAACCTTATAATTGGATTTTTTATTGGTTGGTTTTTTGATGACTTTGTGGCTATGATGAAAAAAATATATGAAGAGTATAAAATAGCAAAAAGAGATTGGTAAAAATAATCTTATGAACAAAAACATTTGGGGTCCACCTGATGATGAAGAACCATTGCCTGCATGGATGGACCCAAAAACATATTCAAATCCCAAACCCAAAAGGTTTGGTCCGTCTTTAATGGAGAGTATACAAGAGGCAATGAAAAAGCCTCCTGTGCCCATAGATATAAAAGAACCAAAACTGTGAAATAAAGGAGAAAACTATGTTTGGAACAAGTTACACAGGCGGCATCACAGATTACCGCTCAGCAGAAGAAGTCAACTCAGCCATGGGTCGTGTGTATGGGCACATGAGTCTGGCAGTTGCGACCAGTATGATTGTCAGTTACTTTGTGGGAACTACTCCCGAGCTACTGGCATTCTTTTTTACAGGCATTCTAAAGTGGATTGTAATCTTTGCACCACTTGCGGCCATCTTTGGTGTTGGCTATGTACTGAACACCAATCCGAGTAAAGGTGTAGCACAGTTATGCCTACATGGTTTTGCCGCTCTGATGGGTCTAAGTTTTGCGACAATCTTTGCAGTATTTACCATGGGTAGTATTGTCAGTGCCTTTATGGGTGCGGCCATTCTATTTGGTGTAATGAGTGGCTATGGTTACTTCACCAAAAAGGATCTAAGCTCAATGGGGCAGATGATGTTTGTTGGGCTAATTGCCATTGTAATTGCTAGTGTCGTTAATATCTTTATTGGCAGCACAGTCATGCAGATGGTTATTAGTGCTCTGGCCATTATTATCTTTTTAGGGCTCACGGCCTATGATACACAACGAATCCGTGAAATGGTTTCAGTTGATACTGGTCCGTCAGTTGAAGTCAGTGGCGCATTGACATTGTACATGGACTTTATCAATTTGTTTATTAACTTGCTACACCTATTTGGTGATAGAAAGTAAACACAAGAAAGTCAAAACTATGAATTATATACCAGAATGTGATAGATTGTTAGAAGCAATGGTTGGTAAAGACCTTGTTGCTCATTGGTGGTTATCACCAAATAATGCATTTGATGGCAGTACACCTGCTGAAGCGTTTACTGAAGACCCACGGTCAGTCTATGAGTATTTGATGTGGCATGCCTATGGTGCAGGAGGTTAGTATGAAAAGTTTATATAAATCAACCAAAGTAATCTATGATGCTCACAAAAAAGAGTATCAGGTCTACTATAAGAATTGGTTCGCTTGGAAGTATGATTCCTGCTATAAATTTGATGAGAAAAAAGCTCACTATGATCCCATTCATTATTGTACCAAAGAACAGGCTGAAGAACGAGCAATCGACAGAGCAAAAGCAATGTTATCTACTGTAGAAGTCTGGAAACAAAGTCAAGTATTGTATTATTGATATGACAGTTGAAGAACAAATAAAAGAATTTTTGGAGATGTATGGTGACCGACTGCCTAATCCTGAGCATTGCCCTATAGAGTTTGCGTATTATGTTAAGTTATATAATTATTGTAAAGGTTTGTTATGAGTAATTTGCGACCTATACACCTGCACAACAATACCGCAAGACCATCACCAAGGGTCTTGTAGCCTTTGATGGATATCATATATGGAAGGGATGGCAATGCTTCTTCTATAGAATAGAGAATCCAGATATGAAGAAATACCCGTATCCCCATGAATAATACTATAATAATTCATACAGGTCAAGATAAGACCAATGATAATTGGTTCTGGTGCATAGATCCGACCGATGACCGATTCTATAACATAAAGACCATAGAGTGGAAACCAAAGAGCCTAGAAGATATAGGGAAAGAATACGGCATTAGGATAGAAGTGCAATAATGTGCAATATTGTGTAGTTACCGAACTGCCATGAAACCTATGGGAAACCAGTGATTATATGGATAGATATAAGGAAAAAAACTGTAAATTCTGTGAAAAACTCCATAAGAAACGGGGTCTCTATTGCTGTCAGTCGTGTGCTAATCGTGACCGCACCGAGTACTCACCGAATGTTGCAGAGGCTATGCGAAAAGTTGCGATAGATTATAACAGAACACCAGAAGCAATTGCTGCTCAGAAGTTGTTTGGGTCTGGCATTGCTTCAGAGGATTTCGCTATTGATATTCCAGAGATTAAAGACCTCGCTGATTACTCTGAGTTCCTCGATGGGTTCGACCGTGGGGAAAAGTGGTGACTCCCGCCCGCATCCAACCCTAGTATTATATCATATTTTTCCGTTCCTGTCAAGCCCCCTGTTGTTGCAATAATACAACAGTGGGCAATTTTTTTGGAATAACGCTTGACAAACCCACTGGTTCTGATATACTAACGGTGTTGCTTTTGAAAAGGTTATAGATTATGTGGAACTTAGAAGGTCTTACTGTTAGAGGTGAATACTTTGGCTTACCAGTTGAAGGTGTGGTTACTGAGTCCAGAGTTAAGTATGGTGGTACCGTCCAACATACTGTGAACCTATTCTTTCCTATTACTATGTTTGGTTCAGAGAGAACCACCGTATTACTGGATGCCAATGAAATAACCTTTATTGAATACGAAAGTGTTGAAGCCTGTGAGTTTGATTAATACTTCCGTGCTGTATTGACAATTGCCTGGAATAGTGTATAATGGCTTACATGATGAGAAAAAAACGAAGCGATAGAAACCATGTGCTGTACCGTGTGCAGTGCATGGATACTGGTGATTCATATATCGGCCTAACAGTAGCACAAGGTCAGGCCTTTTTGCGCTCTGTAAAAGTCCGTTGGCAAAAACATGTATCCCGTGCTATGAATGAGGACAAGAACTGGTCCTTCTGTAATGCTATCCGGAATAATGCTGATGCTGAATGGCGTTATCAGGTGCTCGAAGTTGTGCGTGGTCGCAAACCTGCACACCAACGTGAGCGCCAATTGATTGCTGAATTCGAACCAACTTTGAATACTTTTTGATATGTTGCAAAAAAACAACAAATACCAGACTAAAAAGGTCAAGTATTAAATTAAGGCTTGACAAATCTGCCCATTGTGTTATACTCTATCCATAGATTGAAAAAACGAAAGGAAATCTAAATGTCTAAAACCCTCTCCCCCACCGCTGTTGAATTAGTGTCTGCTAAAGAGTCCTTGGCTTTCTTCCGCAGTCGTGTTGCTGAATTGCGTGCTGCTGTAAAAGAAGAGCGCCTCTCCACTAAGACCGATAAAATGATTGCTCGTAGCGCCAAGGTTGCTGCCGCTGCTGCTAAGAAGTCCGCTCGTATTGCTAAACTCGAAGCAAAGTTGCTTGCTATGAAAACCGGTCCAGTCGGTGCTAAAGCAATTAAGATGAACAAAAAACCATCGGCATGCACTACAGTATACCAGATGGCCGCTTAACCAAAGGGATCGTATCCCCGATGGTGCCAGTTGAAAAAACACTGGCAACTATTAAGAGTCCTTGCCGAGCAGGCTAAGTATAATGAGTGAGGACTCTTAATAGTTGAGTAGAATAAAGTAAGACTTTTTTCTACGCTTGACAATTGCCTGGATTGTGTTATACTAGCACCATAGATTGAAAAGGAAAAAAGATGTTTATTGCTCTCTGTGTTTTTACTGTTATGATTCTGATTGGTGCTTCCGTGTCAGGTTCTGTTAAAACTCTCGGTTAAGGAAAAGATATGACTTATTATGGAATGTTCTCTGACGAAGGTAATCTTGCAGTTGCTAAGATTGTAGAATTTGCAAAGGCTAATTCGGAATGTTCTTGGTCTGATGTATATGCTATGCTGAGTAACCTTGCTAAAGTTGACCGTACTAAATTCGGTGAAGCAACCGATACCATGGTTCGTGAAATAGTCTATGATGCTTGCAATTTTACCTCTGATTTTTATGTTTAATCTAATCACCTCTACAGGTAAGGTTCTATCCTTTCAAATAAAGTCCTGCGCTGACCTATACCAGAAGGCATATGGTGGTGTTGTTTTTACACAACAGGTGCTTGACAATACCTCCGATTATGATACAATGATTCCATCAAATGAAAAAGGAACCGAATATGTTTACAACCCTTGAGAGCGCTATGCTCACCCTTGTTTTCACCCTCGCTGTTGTGGTGATTGTGCTTGACCTATTTGTATGGAGAGCAATATGAGTCGGATGAGCGACCTACACCTGACCATTCAGGAGGAACTAATGAATGGCGACCTGTTACCAATTGAGATAGCAGAGCGTTATAATGTACCACTGGCATGGGTCGAAGCGGTCATGGTTGAACTGAGTTACCAAGGAGCATGATAGTGCTCCAGTCAGCAAACCGCCAGGACAGTCGGAAAAGGATTGTTAAAGCAGGTCTACTTTTGTCTAGATTCCTTTCGCTGTTTACATCCAATCAAATCCCGATGCCATACAGTAAGTCACAGAATTTTTTTTTTCGGCCAGGAATTGGTCATAGGAGTTGGTTATGATAACTATACAAGAAGCTTATAATAAAGCATTTATGGATTTAATGTCTACAGGTAATAATACTGTGGCACATGAAAAATTTACTGAAGGAAAATACTTTGGTACTTTATACATTAAGAAAAACGCAACTTGGAGGTCTAGGCCTTCTGTTGTTGTTTACTTGAAAAGAATTGATGGTCCCAGAAATAAAAATGGTAATCTGATGCTTATCAATAAGCAAGAGAAATTAGACTTTTTAAATTCAAAAGGAATTTCTTCTGGAGTGGCGAAAGTCACAGAGGCAAGACACTTTGCTTCTTATTCTAAATTCTATTATACTGGTCTTTTATGAAATTAAATGATTTTTTAGAGGACGCTCTGTTGTTCTCTATAGGTACGCTATACTTTTGTGTAGTGGGTTTTGCAATAGCGTTTATTATAGGATATTTGATATGACAAATTTTGAATTGAAACAAAAACTGGAACAAGCACAGGAATTGCTTGCGGATGTATATCATTGGGCAAGTACACCTATGTCCAATGGTCTACAGATATCACCATTGTCCACTAATTCGGAGATTGAATCTCTTATGAGTGTGGCTGATGGTTGTATCTCGGATGCATTGTCTGAACTGGAGGATTTACATGGCTAAAGTGGATGTTGTATTGAATCTTGAGCATGACCTTCTCTATGAATTGATGATTATGGCACATGAGCGGGATATAACCTTGAACCAGTTAATAGAAACTATACTAAGTGAGTA